CCATCCACCGCAACCAGAAGCCCCTGAAAGCCATCGCCGAGGAGATCGGCATGAGCGAGAACTACCTCTCCCGCGCGGCCCTGCCCGACCCGGAGGAATCCGAGACGGGGACGGGCTGCCGCTTCCCACTGAAACGATTGATCCCCCTGATCCGCGCCACCGGCGATTTTACCGTCCTCGACCACATCGAGCGGTCCCTGGGCCGCGTGGCCGTGTCCCTACCGGCGGCCGCCCCCGGCTCGCTGCGCGACGTGTGCCGTCTTGCGCTCCGTGCGGTGTCGGAGTTCGGAGACCTGATGCGGGAGATCGACAAGAGCATGGCCGACCAGCTCGTGACGGCGGCGGAGATGGAGCGCGTCCAGGTGGAGGCGCACCAGGCCGTGGCGGCGATCGTGCGTCTGATCGGCGCGATGGAGAACGGGAAATGAAGAAGCCCACGATCGAGAACCGGCTGGCCGCAATCGAGCTGATGGTCCGTGAGATCCACACGGTCCTGACGCCGGCCCGGCGGATCCGCGGCGTGGACGAAGGGCAGTACCGGAAGGCGATCGACGCCCTCCTGGCGGGCGACACGGCGCCGCTTTCCGAATACATGACGCGCGGCGGGGAGATCCCCGGCTGCGGGACGAACGATCGCAAGGAGGGAGACCATGCGTAGCTTTCTGCTGAACCATGTGGACCGCTTCTTTTATCAGCTCGGCTGGTGGAGCCGGATCCTCGGCTGGATCGCCGTCGCGGCGGCGGTCGCCTTCATCCTCCTGCCCTGGGCGATGAGGAACCTGGCTTGATCCCGAAGGCGAGCGAATACTTCCGCTGGGGCACGCAGGCCCGGCGGCTTTACGACCGCCTCTCCTGCGGCCCGGCGACGGCCGCGGAGATCGTCCGGGAGCTCCACATCTACGGATACAACCGGATCGTCTCCACCATACGCAGGCGGCTCTGCGGCACGGGCGTCACCGTCAAGGCCCGTCCGGTCAACGGCCGCCGGAACCACTGGGAATACCGCCTGGCCACGGTCTCATCCGAATCTCCTAAATTTTATTCATGCAGGCCCGCCGCAACCTTTCGGGAAGATGCGGGCGCCAATCCAGATTGACGGAATACGAAGAATTCAAGTGCGCCAGGCTGAATCGCACCATGACGGCGGGCAAGTGCCTCCGCCTGCAGAAAGAGGCGGAGGATTTCTTCGGGGCGGACAAGGCCGGCAAGTGCACCACCTGCCCATGCCCGCAGGGTGACCGGATCCGGGAGGAGCTCATGAGGAAAAAGAAGGGGAAGAGGATCTGCCGGAACTGCGGCAGGATGATGGCGATCGCGCAGGACAACCTGTGCGGCGGCTGCTTCACGCGGACGAAGGGCCTGACCGGGGAGAAGCTGGCGGAGGAGATGGAGAAGGCCGCGCGGGATTTCGGCGGCGTCCCGGAAGGCCAGCGCGCCCCGCAGCGGAAATATTACCGCGGCCCGCAGGTGAAGCCGCAGGCGGCTCCGGAGTCCGAATACGAACAGCCGAAGGAGGTCGTCGAGGCGAAGCCGGGCCAGGGCGAAAAGCCGACGGCATCTCTGCCTTCCTATGACCTTCGCCTGCCTATTTCTTGCACACGAGTTGGCGATCCGTCAAACAAGATCTTTCCGATCATTATTCTCCCCTTCGATGGAGGCGACAGGCCTATCTACGACGCCGTGGTCAAGCTGGCCCTGAGATACCGGAGAGATCCGTACCAGCAGATCCTCTGGCTCCTGGAGAAGGAGCTCCACAACGAGAAGCTCCTCGATGAAGATCCGAACCGGCGTTACCAGCTCGACGCCGAGGCGACCGTCACCATCGCGGCGCGGGATGCGGGCGATGCCGGTTGAGATCCGCGAGACGCCCCTGTTGACCGAGGCCCGCTGCACGGCATGCCTGGCAGAGCTGGCCGTCTATTCCGACGACGCCCGCCTGGTCCGCCGCGAGCTGGCCAGATTCGAGCGAAAGCACAATGGAGGGAACCATGAAAAACGCAGTCACCGAGACGCATGACCTTCAGAGGGACACGATCAGGAAGATCACGGACATCGTTTTCTCCGAGCGGAAACAGGGCGTCTCGATGTTCGATGCCGACAAGGTCGCATCCATTATGGCCGTCATCTGTGAACACGAGATCCTCTACGACCAGATCATGGAGGCGAGATCATGAAACCTGCCAACGCGCAGATCTGCTCCACATGCGAGGAGCTTTTCGTTGGCGACGAATGCCCGAAGTGCGGGGACCGGAACTTCTCCTATCTCCGCCGGTGGTTCGCGCCCATGCACCCCTTTGGAGGGCCGAAAGATGATGTCATCCTCAAGGACAAGGTCATCGACCGCGACCAGTGGCTGGCCCGCCCTGACGCGCTACCGCTGGAGCCCTTGGCGCAGCCTTGCGGCCGTCCTGACCTGCGCGGCCGCTTTCATCTTGACGCCGCTTCCGCTGGGCGAATCTTCCGCTGCGTTCTCCCCGCTCAGCCGGCAGGACCTCATGCGGATCGTGAAGCGGAACCACCCGCAGCCGTCCCTGGTCCGTGCGGTGATCCAGGTGGAAAGCCGCTGGAATCCCCGTGCTCGCTCCTCCGCTGGAGCGGTCGGACTGATGCAGGTGATGCCGGCCAGCGCCCGGATGGTCGGCCTTGACTTCACGGCGGCCGACCTGGCCTGCCCGGAGAGGAACATCGTCGCCGGCACGCGCATCCTGCGCCACTACCAGCGCACGTCCGGGTCGCTCCGCGAGGCCCTGCGCCTCTACAGCGGCGGCGCCCGCAACTACTATGAACGAGTCATGAGGGAGATGGCGAGGTGAGATGATGGGAGCATGGCATGTAGGGCGACTGGGCTGACGGGGCGTTGCAAACCTGAAACGCGCAGCCTACCCGCAACGCAACTAGCTCCGGCAGGCGAAGAAGTGCGAGGGTTTGCGCAACGGCAATGACACGCACAGAGTCTGTCCGAATGGAGGGTAGAACCGAAGTTAACGTCACCCCCGGAGTAAACCTTCGGCTGCTCTCCGTCACTCATCCTATAACAGGGCAATAAGTGGAAAGGAAATATTTATAAATAATGGCAATCATAAGAGACCCCGGCAAATACGAACAGATCGGCCGTGAGATCGGCTGCATGGTGGACGAGAAGCAGCGGGCCTACGGGCGCAGCTTCGACAAGGCTGGAGACATCCTCCGCTCCCTGTTCCCATACGGCATCGAGACTACGCAGTACGACGACCTGCTTGCGATGGTCCGCATCCTCGACAAGCTCTTCCGGATCGCCACGCACAAGGACGCCCTGGGCGAAGACCCCTGGCAGGACATCGCAGGCTACGCCCTGCTCATGAACCGCAACACAGACACAACAGATTAGGAAATCAACAAATGTCAATTTGCATTTTAGCGGGATCGAATCGGGACTTATGCCGCACATCGATTCGATCCATTCTTCTTACCGTAATTGCAACGGAATCACTGACATCAACTCGTCTTTTTTCACCCCGTGATCCCCAAACCATGAATCTTCTCAATAATCTATTGCCGTCACCGTTTCCGCGGGTCCTTCCAACGCCCCGCACTTCACGGGTAATTCGAACCTCGGGTTTTGGCTCCGGGTAAAATTAAAATGGGACGGGAGTTTAGGAAACAGTCTGGAGTCGAACGGGGCGAAGTCCTCCATGTGCGAAGAGAGCTTGAATGACTGAAGATATACGCAGACAGGTACGGGAGCGAGTGGAACTGGAAGCCGCACGCGCAGCCGAGGCATCCGCGTCCGGCGCGTCTGATGGTCGCGGTAGTGGTGGCGGCGCGGCCGTGGGAACAGGCGGACCAGGTGCGGGCGGCGACGCAAGCGAAAGCGGAGCCGGCGGCAACGGAGATCCGCGGATCACCAGCAAGCTGATCCACGAGTGCCTGTTCGCAAACGAGCTGGGGGACGCGACGCTTTACGCGACGATCTACCGCGACCGCTTCTTGTATTGCAAAAACACGCAGGAGTGGTTCGAGTGGGCCGGCCATTACTGGCAGCGCGACGCGATGAACCGCTCCCTGGCTGCCGTCGAGCAGGTCGTGGATCACTACCTGGCAGAATACAAGCGCATCTCCGGCCGGATCGGGGATCTGGTCTCCGCCGGCGAGGCGGAATCGGCCGCCGAGGAGATCAAGAGGCTCCGTTCGCAGCAGGCATCCATCTTGAAGCGCGCCACGCAGCTCCGGGCCGACAAGCGCCGCACGGCCTGCCTCAAGTTCGCCCACACGATCGACAATCCCATCGCCATCACCGGCGAGGAGTTCGACGACAAGCCCCTTCTCTTCCCCTGCGCCAACGGCGTGATCGATCTGGAGTCCGGCCTTCTCAAGCCCGGCCGCCCCGGCGACTACCTGACCATGGCCAGCCCGGTCCCGTTTCTCGGCATCGATGCGCCGGCTCCGCTCTGGGAGAAGACGCTGATGGAGATCTTCGGCGGCAACGCCGACCTGGTCACCTATCTCCAGCGCCTCTTCGGCTATGCCATGACGGGCCTGGTCAACGAGAAGGTCTTCCCGGTGCTCTATGGCCGCACGGGATGGAACGGCCGCAGCCTGATCGTCGAGACGGTCTCCTACGTCATGGGCGACCTGGCCGGCTCGATCCCCGCGGAGATGCTTCTGTCGCAGCGGTACGGAAAGTCCAGCAGCGGGCCCGCCCCGGACATCATGTCCCTGAAGGGGATCCGCATGGCCTTCGCGTCCGAGATCGACGAGGGCCAGCGTTTCAGCGCCTCGAAGATCAAGTGGCTCACCGGCAAGGACGAGCTGGTAGGCCGCAACCCGCACGACAAGTATCAGACGCGCTTCAGGCCGACGCACAAGCTATTCCTGATGACCAACACGCAGCCACAGGCCCCGCCGAACGACAAGGCCTTCTGGTGGCGCCTAGCCCTGATCCCGTTCATGATCTCCTTCGTCAACCGGGACCCGCAGGAGGCCAACGAGCGCCGCGCGATCCTCGACCTGGACCGCCAGGTGCTGAAGGAGGCGTCGGGGATCCTATCCTGGCTGGTCCGTGGCTGCCTGCTCTGGCAGCGGGACGGTCTCATGCCGCCCAGGGAGATCACGGAGGCCACGGAGCAGTACCGCCGCAACGAGGACATGCTGGCCGACTTCATCGACGAGTGCTGCATTCGGGAGCCTGGCGCGAAGGAGAAGGCCTCGACGCTCTACGCACGTTTCATCGAGTGGTACCACGACAACATCGGCAAGTCGGAGCCGTCCGGAACCTGGTTCGGAAAGCAGCTCGGCCAGAAATACGACAAGTGGAAAACCGACGGCGTCGTCATGTATCACGGCATCGCCCTGAACTATTGACAGGGATAGTCGGAGGGTTAAACCGGACAAAATGAAAGAATTGAAAATAAAAAATAAAAACGCATCAAACTATCCCTTACCCTATACGGCCATTCCGTCGTCCGGAATGATCGACTATCCGAAGGCCAATTTCAGGGATGGTTTGTTTTTGGCGAAAATCGACCATAAACATGTTTCAACGCACGGAAATAATTCAGGGATTGTCGTTGACAGTCTGGTTTGTGTCCGGATAGTGGAGGGTTTGGAGACAGTTTATTTGTCAGAGAATTTTAAAAAAGTTCTTGCGAAAAATATATAGGCGAAACCGTCTACAAGTCTCCCTACACCGGAGGGGGCAAATATATATATCAATAAATAATGTAATGAAAATGAATAGATATAAAAAAATAAAAGAAAAAAAAGAAAAAAAAGAAAAAGTCGAAAAATCGCTCTTTTTTTGAACTGTCTACAGAATGCCGGAAATTGACAAGGGAGGGTTTTTTGATGGTCATGAATGGATTGGAAAAAGAATTTGCGAGGCTGAATCCGGATCTCTATCTGGAAATTACGGAGCGTTCCTATTTGAGGGGGATCGAGGATGTCTTGGGAGAGCAGAAATATGCGGAATACGTCCTTGACCGTTTCATCGAAGATCGATGCAGCATCGATTCGCATGACGGCACGGTGCGGGCTTCATATTTATACGGTCGTTTTCTGGAATGGTTCAATCGCATGTCCGTAGTACGGAACATACCGAAGATGACGTGGTTCGGGCGCCAGATGGCCATGCGATTCGAAAAAACGAAAAAGAACGGTTCGGTCTATTACAAGGGCCTGACGCTGAGATGAACGTCCTCGATCTGGCGCAGCGAAAGGTGAAGATGCGGAAGGCCTCCGGAACCAACGGAGGCGAGTGGCAGGGCCCGTGCCCAGGCTGCGGAGGAGAGGATCGTTTCCACGTCTGGCCTGCGGAGAACGACGGCCGCGGCGGCTACTGGTGCCGCCAGTGCGAAAAGACTGGCGACAACATCCAGTTCCTGCGGGAGTTCGACGGCATGGGCTTCAAGGAGGCCTGCGCTGAGCTTGGGATCGCCGTCCAGGACCGTCCCGTCCGCCCGTACGGCGGCCCGTCGATGCGGCCGGAGCCACCAGGCACGCGCCCAGGAAGGCCGGATTTCAGTCCGGAGGCGCACCCGCAGCCTGCAGATTCGTGGCGGGAGCGGGCCGAGCGTTTCGTCTCCTGGGCGGAGGAGAACCTGAAGAGGAACGGAGAGGTCATCAAGTGGCTGTCCGGAAGGGGGATCGGACCGGATGCCGCTGTGGAATACCGCCTCGGCTGGAATCCAGGCGAGAACGGGAAGGACATCTACCGCCCGCGCAAGTCCTGGGGGCTGCCGGACGTCCTCCGCGCCGACGGAAAGCCGAAGGCGCTCTGGATCCCCGTCGGCCTGGTCATCCCCTGCATATCCGCCGGCGCCGTCTGCCGGGTCCGGATCCGCCGGCCGGAAGGAGAGCCGCGCTACTACGTCCTGCCCGGATCCTCGATGGCCACATACATCGCCGGGCGGGACCGCCGGGCCTTCGTCGTCGTCGAGTCGGAGCTGGACGCGATCGCCTGCGCCTCCGCCTGCAAGCTGGCGGGGTCCGTCGCCATGGGGTCGGTCGCCGCGAAGCCGGACGCGGAGGCCTGGGCCGTCCTGAACGGTTCTGTCCAGATCCTCAATTCACTCGATTACGACGATGCCGGCGCGAAGGCGATGGCCTGGTGGGCGGCCGCGTTCGGAGACCGCTGCGTTCGCTGGCCCGTGCCAAAGGGCAAGGATCCCGGAGATGCCGCGCGGTCGGGGATAGACCTGAACGAGTGGATCAAAGCAGGGCTGCCGCCGGCGCTGACGATCGAGGGGCCGGACGGCAAGGCGGGAAGGCGGGGAAAACCGGCGGAAACCGGCTCTGGCGGCGAGAAGTCGGCTGGCAGGGGTGTGGATAAGGCTCCGGCTGGAAAAACGCCGCCAGGCGCGTCGGGAGCGGGTCAAAGCGGGTCAATGCCGGCATTGGCGGCAACGGCCATCCCCGATGGCACGCCGGAAGCCGTCCGCGAGCTTTACGGCCTGCTGCGGAAGAACCCGGCCGTCCGGATCGTCAACGAGCCGGGCCGTCTGGCCGTCCTGCGCGACGGGAAGTATGTCGGCGGCCGGATCGCCGAAATGGTCTTCCGTGTCCCGGAGGTCACGGACTACCTGTCGAACCACCCGGATGCCGACATCACGGCCGGGAACTTGCTGAAAAGGGACGACGATGAAAGTTGACGAACAGTCCGCATCCTTCGCCAACATCGCCGACGTCCTCGGCCACCTGAAGCGGGCGGGCTGGAAGGTCACGAGGTCGAGTCTGTACCGCCACCACCAGGAGGGGAAGTTCGTCGCCCGCGACGGCGCGTATCTCCATAAGGACGTGGACCGCTACGCCCGGACCTGGCTGAAGAAGGAATCCACCGGGAAGCGGGAGCGCGACGGCATCGACGAACTCCAGCGCAAGAAGGCCGAGCGCGAGCTGAAGCGCCTCGACCTGGAGATCCAGCAGCGGGAGCTGGTCTATGCGAAGGAGCTGGGAAAGCTGGTCCCGCGCGAGCAGATCGAGGTCGAGATGGCCGGAAGGGCGGCGGTCCTGGACGCCGGGCTGCGTCACTGGGTCCACGCGAACGCCGCGGAGTGGGTCCGGACTGTCGCCGGCGACTCGAAGAAGGTCGGCGATCTGATCCTGTTGATGGGCCGGTCGCTCGACGAGCACATCAATAATTACGCGGCGCCCCGGGACTACCGGATCGTCATCGAGGACGAACCGGAGGTAAAAAAACAGCCTCCTGATTTAACAGCGGGAGAATTTAACAGGAGGGAATGATGGACGTGATCATAGTTCGGTTGGATTTAGAGGTGCAAGTCAGTCTTCCGGAGGGGCCAATCCTGCATGATGGAGAGCTAATTGCCGAGTGCAGAGAAAGAGCAATTGAAACAGCACTTTGCGCTATTCCGCAAGAGGCGAATATCTACATAGACGGTGAGGACAAAGAGCCCGCAAAGGTCTTCATTGATGCTTCGGAAGACTTTTCTGTGGATGAGGTTCGGATCGAAGGCGAGTGATAGGAGGTGAGTGATGGATAATATTACGAAGCATATCCTGTGTGGCGGGCCGCTTTCGGATGAGAAACGACTATTGGAGAAACTCGCGAATGCGAACAAACGCATCAAAGACCTCAAACGGCGCATCGCGGAACTGGAGGAACGGGTGAAGCGGGCGGAGGCGACAATCCCGTGGACCGCGCCAGGCATGGAGTGGTTTACGCTGTTCTGGCCTGGACCTGAGCCGCGAGACCGCGCCCCGCAAAGGCTGTTCACCTGCGGCGAAGGCGGCACAATGCTTGTCTGTACGCTGGGGCCGGAAGACTACGTGTTCGTGGGGCGCGGCAAGAAGCCGAACAGTGCAATAAGTGGAGGTGAGTGATGGATAAAAAGGAGTTCAAACGGAAGTGGGAATCTTACGAAAGCATCACATTTGACGATGTAGCGGATTGCTATGTCAAATGGGGATTGGGTAGCAGACCGAAAACAAAAAACATTTATGGGGTGAGCTATGCCGTGTTGGTGGCAGCTGGAGTTTCCGATGCGAAGGAGTATAAGAAGTTATGGGGTGAGTGATGGCTAATTACTATGATAGAATACGCAAAAGCATAGAAGTAGGAGAAGAGGCTGACTATCAACAAGATTGCCTGAATTTACTTGGTGAAATTGCCGAGAAGGACAAGCGCATCAAGGAACTGGAGGAAGAACGGGACGAATGGGAAAAGATTTCACGCCTGATGAATACATCCTTGCAAAAAACGGTGGAGCGGGTTGAAGAACTGGAGAAACAACATGCAGGTCCAAGAAGAAACAGACAAAGGCGAGGTCCTTGCACTTTGCAAGTCAATCGCTCTCCTTGAGTTAGAAAAATGTTCAACGGCTGGAAAATAACCAACATTCTCGACGTGGGTCTGTGCGAACTGGACACAGCCGACGGGCCCTACAACAAGACCGGATACCGACTTGAGCATCGAGAGGACGGATTTGCAATCACGGTCGGCCTGATGGAGTACATATCTGGCTGGTCAGCGTTGGAGATACTTTACTGGCTGCACGAAAAACAAGCGATACCAAGGAGATACGACAATGCGAGAAGGCAATGAAGACAACAAGCCTCATTTGTGCGTGCCGACGTTGGACGGCAATGCTCACGTAATTCCAACGGAAGTGTTTGACAAGATCATTTCTGGTGAAATGAAAATCACCGACATGGAGGATTGGGAAATCATCACCAGGACAGCCTTTTCGGAATGGCTGCGAGGATTGGAAACAACAGCAAAAGCAAGAGTTTACAAAGCTGCCGTTGATCAGCTTGCCGACTCGATGGCTGCGGGAGCATGGCAAGACGGGCCCGCACCGAAGGACGGCTCTTGGATTCTCGGGCTCTTTCATGGGCTGCCCTATGTGGTCGGGTATGACTCATGGGAGGTTGGTGGGGAGATGTTGCCAGACGGAACCGGTTCTCCTCCTGACGGCCATGAAAGCGGCTGGTGTTTGGCCGGAGACAATATCCAGGTTATGGACCAGGACGAACCCGAAAAGTGGGCCCGCATCATCCACCCAGACCGGCATATGCCGGCGTCGTGGGACGGGCCCGGAGACCTCGGTTAGGAAATGTACATTTGGGAAG